AGCAGAAATCGCAAGCACAACACGTACTACAGATGCATCAGGTGATGATGATAAGAAACAATTAGTTAAAGCATTAGGTGTGAATAAGGAAGACTTTGCTGAAGGCAACCTTGTATTACACGGTGCTGCACCTACTCCGCCGAAGAGTCAAGGGGAAGGTAAAGGATTTAAACAGAAGGATCAAGTTGGTACGATACCTAATCCAACACAAACGAATCCTCCCGTAACAACAACACCAGGAGTTGAAGATTAATTATGACTGAAAAGCAATGCCCAACACAATTTGCAGTCGCAGTTAAAGAGGCGGGTGATCAGTTTAGTAATATATTAACTGATGATGAACTTCTGAATCTATCTGATCCTGCAAAGAACATTGATGAAAAAACACTTTCTGATGTAACAGAAGAATTGAATAAAAAGGCAAGTCAACAACGTGTTACAAAACCACCTGCGACTGTTACAGGGGACATGTTTGCGAACAAATATCCTAAATTAAATGAAAGGTTATCAGTAGGACCTATATCGACTGCCGAAGTTGCTATATTCGCAACGGAAACAGGGGCAGCATTATCAGGGGGATTGCCTGGTCAAGTATCATTAGATATGTCGAATTGGACACCAGGTGCTCAAATACCTGCTGATATTGACTTGACATTAGGATTGATGTCTGACTTCTTTGATGAGAACATGGGGGCATCATTATCATCGGGTCAATGTGCTGCATTCGCATTGAAGGTTGCTCTCATAGGTGGACTGTTACAGGCATTGAAGAAGAAAGCAGATTCATTAGGGGATATGCCAGGGTTTAATTTAGACGGTATACCAACTATAGATGAAATTTTAGAACAGTTAAAGAGTAAATTAGCACTAGAAGGTATTAAGAAATCATTAGAAGATGCTATAGATAAGGTAGTTGAGAAGGTTAAAAAGCAAGGACAATCGATAACTGCCGGGTTAGAAGAGATAAGTGCCGACATTCAACAGGCAGTAGATAAGGTAAATGCATTCACATCTGACAAGAATAAGAACGGAATGATGGATGGTGTAGAGAAAATGATTGCGAATATAGGGTCTGGATTCGATAAATTAGACGCAAAAGCACTAGGATTATTGATGTTTCGCTTGTGTCAAGTGAGTGAAGCTATACAATCTTCGAGCGAGAAACCACTTCAGCAATTGATTTTGACCGCATCTGCCGTTGAACAAACCAAAGCATCCGCCAAAAATATCAGTGCTAGAGCAAGTCAAGACGCAGTTTCTAAAGGGGCAACACGCATGGATCCTGCTGATGTTGAATCGAAAAAAGAAGAATATACAAATACGCAACGTAATTTGAGTTCAAATGTGCATGATCTTGTGGCAAATCAGATGTTGCAATATGGTGAATTGCAAGATGGCGTAGGTATGTCGAATGAATTTGCCTATGATGATATTAAAGAATTTGAAATAAACGTATATAGTACGTATCCAAAAGTATATAAAGCAAAGCATTTGCCGAAAGATGAACAAAAATATGTGAAACAATTACAAACAGATACGTCTATTACTGGTGGCGTAGGACCTATAATATTTACCGGTGCGAATCACCCGGGTATTCAAACACCATTTGATAAGGCGGGTCGTGATACAGGGGCAGCAGGACCAGGTTGGACAAAGACAAAGACAAAGTTGTGGTGTCAGGCATTAGATATGGCACGACAATTAGGTACGGATATTAAAGTGAATAGAGCATTCATCTTTGATGGTAAGCATAAGTCAAAGCGTAAAGGTGATAATATACGTATTGAATTTGATGAAGGTGTTGAGAATGCACTAGCATATGGTATAGCAGCTAGTCGTGCTGGCGTTAAGTTTATATACATTGATAAAGACTCTATTGTTATATCTAATATGAAGAGAGGTGGCGCATTAGGTAAGAAACTAGAAGCAGACAAAGACAATGCAATAGCTTCAACGGCCGCAAAAAGTGATGCACGACTAGAGGCATTGAATAGTATATATTACGATGCGGTGTCTGGTGTGATAGGGCGGCATGAAAGTGATTTGTGGCAGTATTACTACGCCGTGAAGCAACCTACATAAATAATATATAAACCCAGGAATAAGACATGGCAACTACACCCAATAAAATCAAACGTATCGTGGCATCGGATTTCTTCAAGGATCTGACGATCATTCCTGGTAAAGAAGATATAGCACGTAAGATAAATGAGAATGCTATTAAAGAAAGTATTAAAAATATTATATTAACGAATAAAGGAGAACGTCCATTTCAACCAGGATTTGGGTGTGACTTAGATAAATTATTATTCGAAAATGCTACACCACAAACATATGATTTAATTAAAACTGTTGTTGAAGAGGCGATTGAACTATACGAACCACGATGTGATCTACTAGGTGTTGATGTACTAGGGGATATAGATAGCAATCAAGTATACGTAACAATATTGTTTCGATTAATAAATACAGATAACCCAGTATCATTTCAGGTACTGTTAGATAGGACACGATAAGAAATGGCAAAGATAGCACCATACACGAATCTAGACTTCAACGATGTCAAGGATAATTTGATTAGTCACTTGACCAATCAAGATGAATTTGTAGGTTACGATTTCCAGGGTTCGAATATGAATGTATTGGTTGACATTATGGCATATAATGCTTATAATAATATGCAATACTATAATATGACACTAGGGGAAACATTCCTTGATAGTGCTGTATTGAAGAACAGTATTATATCTCATGCAAAAGAATTAAATTATTTACCACGTAGTAAGAGATCATCGGGTTCGCTATTAAACTTAACTATCACATCAAATCAACCAGGAAACACATTTGTTATTCCACGAGGGGCTTCGTTCTTAGGTAGATGTGGTAATATATCATACAACTTCTTAGCAACTAAAGCACATATTGCTACACGTATTAGTGGGAATACATTTGGTATTGATAATATGGCGGTGTTTGAAGGTCGTAATATCACCGAAGTATTAACACATACAAATACGACACTCAGTAATTCATCAATTGATACTCGCTCTATTCGTGTATTTGTGAATGGTGATGAGTACGCATATAAGACAGGTATATTCGGTGTAGGTCAAAATGATAAAGTATTCTATCTACAACCAGAATTAAATGATACATACTCGGTACAATTTGGACAAACATTATTTGGTTATCAACCAACTGCTACAGATGTCATTGAAGTATCGTATCGTGTTTCCTCTGGTGCGCAAGCAAATGGTGTTAAATCATTTACTATTAATGCAGGAGCAATAGGGGCATCGAGTGTTGCTGTGACTCCTGTTGGATTATCCGTAGGCGGCGCAGATGCTGAATCAGTGGAATCCGTGAAACAGTTTGCTCCAAAAGCGTTTCAAGTTCAGGATCGTGCTGTAACTGCTAGTGATTACGAAGTATTGCTTAAGACACAGTTTCCTGAGATTGAAAACATTAGTGTGTTTGGTGGTGACGAAGCAACGCCTCCACAGTTTGGTCGTGTGATTGTTGTTGTTGATGTACAAGGTCGTGATGGTGCTGCAGATACTGAACTAGCGTTATATAAAGATTATATTAAGAGTAAGAGTCCGTTAACCATTGAGCCAGTTTTCCAAGAAGCAGATTTCATATATGGGAAGACAAATATCAATGTGACTTATAGTCGGAATACATCATTATCGACTCCGGCCGCCTTAGAAGCACTCGTTCGAGATGCACTCGCTACGTACAACGAAAACAATTTAAATACGTTTGCTTCGACTTTAAGTTTATCTGATCTGAGTTATGAATTATCGTTGAGTGATGATTCGATTGTATCAATATCAGCACATGTAAATCCAATGATTGATTATAAACCTGCATTGAGTACAGTAGAAAGTCCTATATTTAATTTCAATACACAGTTATTGAAACCATATCCATTTAATACAACAAACGGATTAACAGATTATAAGCCCGCAGTATCATCTACACGATTCGTAATTGATAATACGATTGTTGAATTACAGGATGATGGTAATGGCGTAGTACAAGCAATTGTTGCGAATGATCCATTACGTTCTGTATATAAGAAGAGTGTAGGATCTATTGATTATCAATCAGGGCAAATCATACTAAAAGATTTCATTGTTGCTTCATTTGAAGGTAATGCGATTCAAATAATTGTGACTCCTGCGAATCGTGACTTTACAGCGCCAAAGGATCGTATCTTTAGAATACGTCAAGCAGATACATCAGTTACTACAAGGGCAGTTTAATGGAATATCGACCATCCTCGATCAAGAGTCACATAGCGGATCAATTCCCGAAGATCTATCGTGAAGATGGTCCTGATTTTATTGAGTTTGTAAAGTCGTATTATGAATTTCTTGACGGCACGGCAGAAAGAAACTTTAGTGCTATAGGGGATATTGATAATACATTAGATCAGTTCCTTAAGCACTTTAAAGATAAGTATCTGCATAAGTTACCATTTCCCGAGTCATCTACACAAGACATTCCGTTTATTGTAAAGAACATTGCTGATTTATATCGCAGTAAAGGTACACAAGAAGCATTAGAATTAATGTTTAGAATGTTTTATAAAGAAGAAATTGAAACGTATTACCCAGCGTCCTCTATATTAACATTGTCTGATTCGAAGTGGGCATTCTCTACGTACCTTGAATTTAAACCTATATCGAACACCGCCACCTTTCCTGTGCAAAGGGGTGATATTATCGAAGGGGATTCAACGAAGGCAACTGCGTTTATTGACGAGATTGTATTCTATAATATTGATGGTGTTCAGGTTCCGGTAGGGTATATCTCAAACGTATACGGCAAATTCAATTCTGATGATGCATTGAAAGTCACACGAGCAGGTGTTGATTCGTTTCCAGGCAAATTGATATACGGTTCTGTTGCAAAACCAGAAGTATTAAATAAAGATGCAACTGCAAGTAATAAGGTTGGCGATAAACTAAAACTTGAATCGTCATTATACGGTGAAGGTGGCGAAGGTGTTGTTCGTGAAATATCCCCTATTCCAACAGGTACAATTGAATGGGAATTGGAAGATGGCGGTTGGGGTTATGATACAACACAACCTTTGAGCGGACAAACATTTACACAAGTCAATGATAACGATATATTAATATCAAGTCAAGTATTAGTTCTTAGTATTGATGCTGCTTCAGTAGGAACAATAAACCCCGGTGATATTGTCACAACGAATGCGGGTGTATATTCCGGCCCATTTGGTAATCGGGATTTCGGTGGTATGATGGATGCGACAACAGGACAGGCAACCACTGATTACAGATTGTACGGCACCGCAACAGTTGTAAAATATGAATATCCACTATTGTTTGTATCATCATATGCAGGTTACGATCCTACAACTTTTACTGCAGATGATTTTACGTCACCATTAGGACCCGAGCAAGGCGGAACATA